TGCAGGAGCATTATGTCGGAAACAAAACCCGAAAAGATCAAACCAAGAGATAAACCCCATTACGTAAACAACAGAGATTTCTCATATGCTGTGGTAGATTATGTATCATCGTATAGAGAGGCCCAAGAAGACACTCCCGATAAACTCCCACAAGTAACAGATTATATTGCTACATGTTTTATGAAAATCTGTGAAGGATTGAGTCATAAGCCCAACTTTGTACGATACACATACAGAGACGAGATGGTTATGGATGGAGTAGAGAATTGTCTTAAAGCTGTATACAACTATAATATTGAAGCTGCCACTCGTACAGGTAAGCCAAATGCATTTTCATACTTCACTCAAATTGCATACTTTGCATTCATCAGACGTATTATTAAAGAGAAGAAGCAAGCTGATATTAAATATAGATTTATGGAACAAGCTGATGTTGAATCGTTTATGGTTGGTATTGATGTTAATAGTCCTGTTGATCAGTCATTCATCGAAACATTAAGAGAAAAAATCTCTAATATTCAAGCTAAAGATGATGCTATTAAGACCTTTGCTAAGGAAGAGAAAATAGAAGAGAAAAAGAAAAAGGGGCTTGAACTGTTTTGTTAATTGCAATTCTAAACGATACTCATTCTGGAGTGAGAAACTCCTCTGAGATATTCATTGAGTATCAGAGGAAGTTTTACGAAGAGGTTTTCTTCCCTTACTGTGAAGATCATGATATCAAACAAGTTATACATTTAGGTGATTATTATGATCATAGGAAGAATGTAAACTTTAAAGCTTTAAATAGCAATAGACGAATGTTCTTAGAGCCCCTCCGGGATAAAGGTATGATGATGGATATTATTCCTGGTAATCATGATGTATATCATAAGAATACTAATGATCTGTGTTCATTGAAAGAGCTACTTGGTTACTACACATCTAATGTTAATATCATTATGAATCCAACATCTGTTGTATATGATGGATGCAATATCAATCTATTACCTTGGATCAGTGCTAACAACTATGAAACCTCTATGGATTTCATTAGAAAGAATGACGGAGTTATTATGTCTCATTTGGAGTTATCAGGATTTGAGTTAATGAGAGGTGTTGTGCAGACTCATGGTATGTCTGCTGATATCTTTAGTCATTACGATCAAGTGTTGTCGGGACACTATCATGTAGCATCTCAAGTGGGTAATGTGAGATATCTAGGAAGTCAAATGGAATTCACTTGGGCTGACTCAGCTGATGATAAGTTCTTTCATGTGTTCGATACCAATACTAAAGACATTATTAAGGTGCGCAACCCTAACACACTATTTGAAAAGATTTATTATGATGATACTGATGTAGATTATTATAAAGAAGATGTCAGTATGTATGTTAATAAGTTTATAAAAGTTGTTGTTGAGAATAAAAATGATCCATTCATGTTTGATAAGTTCATTGATAAGTTAGCAGATATAGAAACTCATGAATTAAAGGTTGTAGAGAATTTCCAAGAATTCTTAGGAGAAAATGTAATTACTTCCATTGAAGATGTTGACAATACAACCGATTTAATGTATAATTATATAGATGGGGTTAATACTGATTTAGATAAGGATAAGTTAAAGACCCTCATGAACACCTTATATAATGAAGCACTTGATATGGATATCTCATGATAAAATTTTCTAAACTAAAATACAAAAACTTTCTGTCAGCAGGAGCAAATGCAATCGAGATTCAATTAGATGCATCTAAGTCTACTCTTGTGGTTGGGCATAATGGAGCTGGTAAGTCTTCTATGTTAGATGCATTATCATTTGCATTGTTTGGTAAGCCTCATAGAAACGTTAGTAAGAATCAATTGATTAACTCAGTTAATCTCAAAGGTACTGAAGTATCTGTTGAGTTCAATACTGCAGGACATGACTTTAAGATTGTACGTGGTATTAAGCCTAATAACTTTGAGATATGGCAAGATGGTAGTATGATTGATCAGAGTGCTTCAGTGAGAGATTATCAGAAGTTCTTAGAACAGAACATATTAAAGCTTAATCACAAATCATTCCATCAGATCGTAGTACTAGGATCCAGTTCATTTATTCCATTCATGCAGTTGTCTACTAATCATAGACGTGAGGTTATTGAAGACCTGTTGGACATTAATATCTT